GATTCTCCCAAACTGCGTGACACGATGGAAAAATATCAACAATTTAAAGCGTTGGTTTAATACAGGAGGATCATAATGGATGGGGAGCAAAACAAAAAGGTTATAATTGAGGACTTTGAGTATAAACGTGAATATACCAAGAAAACCGATGCACTCGGTAATACCTATATAGATGGTGATAATTACAGGTATTGGTCACAAGATATTGCTGTTTCAGTACTGAATCCTGAACAAATTGTTGAGATAAATGAAGATATTGAGGCATTTGCTAAAGAAACACAGGACAAATTCAAAGGTCTATTTGATGCAAGAAACAATAAAATTACTGAAGGACAAATAAAATTCAGCTATGATGCTACAGTGAGTATAATGGGAAAGACGAAAAATCCAGATAAAATAACTGTTATTCCTGCAAAAGCTGGCTTTGGGAAATCCAGTTATATATACTCTTTCCTAAGTACCCTTTGCAAACACATTAATAGTGGGGCATTTAGCAAATTCTCAAAGCAGGGTGTAATTATTGTTACTGATAAAATAGAAGCATTAAGGCAGCTTGAAAAAGATATTTACAGAGATAAAGGGTATTATCATCAAGACGGAAAGCACAATACAAAATACACCTATATTCTTGAAGCATGGAACAAGAACTCTTTTAAAGATGGGATATGTAAGAATGCAGCTATCGATACTTATGAGTATGGTATGTGTAGTCTAATGGAATGCCCTTATTATGATAAATGTAAAATGAGCTATCAGAAAAAACAACAAGTTTACAGTCCAATCTTACTTATGACAAATGCCCGACTTAAACAGTATCAAGATAGGATTGAAGAATACAGGACTTGGATAGACAGGGATAAGAATAAACAAGCAAGAGATATTGTTATTATAGATGAAAAACCAGCTATCATAGACAACTATAGAATTGATACACAGCTGTTTTCTACACTTAAAAAGACAGTTGAAGAAGCAAAGAGTAGTGGAACTGACATCGTTGCAACAAAAGAGTTTCTACTAAGTGAAATTCATCAGGTCGAAGATGATGTCTTAAAACTGAGGAACGAAATAAGTCAGTATAGGAATTGTATATGCTGCGGAGAGAAAGAAACAGTTTTTACTACTGATTTTAAAGACCGCTGGCAGAGTATTATTGGATTTAAAAACATTGATTTGTTAAATGCTGTAGAAAAAATGTTTACTGTGGGAGCATTGTGGTGTAATGCGGATGTTCCATATTTTAAAACTCTTGGCATAAAGAATTTTAATTACGATGGCTTTAAAACTTATATTTTTGATGCCACTTCGGAACTTGACCCAGATTATGAGGATGAGCGTTTTCAGTATTTGAATATTGAAGATTATAAGAATTATGAAAACATAACTTTCCATATTTATAGAGCAAAAGAAATGAATATGAGCCGAAGTGCTCTGAACTACAAAAAGAATCCTTGGAAGAATACAGCAGTTGCTGAATGGATAAATAATAAATTTACGGATAAGACTTATGTGGTAACGTATAAAGATAACGCAAAACTGATATCGCAACACTTAAAGAACTTAGGGACTGTGATATTTATTGATAAAGATGAAGAAAAGCCTATAATTCCTCATTTTGGTGACACAAAAGGTAGTAATGAATTTAAAGATGCCAAAAACATGGTTCAAATAGGATGGAATAAAGCACCGTCTGATGAATATCTTGCACAGTGTTTAAGTAGAAATGCAGTATTTGAAAAGTTATTTGAGAAACAGAAGGATAAGTTTGCAAAAACTGCAAAGGTTCTTGAAAATGAAAATGGATATTTCAAATCATATGATGAAGCTAACATTTATATGTGGCGAAAAATGGCAGTTGAGTTTGAGCAGGAAGTATTCAGAACCTGTGTAAGAGATTTTTCTGCCGATAATGCAGTAGATATTTATATTTTTAAGCCTGACGATAAAGTTATTTCTCTCATTTGGCAGAGATTTAAAAAATGTAACATAATTAGATATAATAACGTTCCAGAAGAATTTCAGCAAGAAAAAATACTGGGAAGGCATAATGCTGATGGCACTGATAATAAGATACAAGCATTTATCAAGTGGCTTCGAAGTGAATGGGATGGTAGCAAAATCAGTATAAAGGACATAAAAGCTAAGTTTGAGATAAGTGATAAATATTGGGATAAGCTGAAATCTAACCAAGCTGTGAAGGACATAAAGCTAAAACGCAATATTAAAGTAAAAAGAGAAGGTAAAGGTAGCGGTCAAATCTATTATTTGTATATATAATCGTATGTTAGTTTTGGGATACCCCATATTCCTTATATAATTATATAGAGAATAGTAGGGAGCACAAGAACATATTTACAGTTATGATGCAGGTTTGACACTATTAATAATAATGTAGTAAATATACTGCTCTGAGGGGGTGTGGGGGTGGTAGAGCGAAAAAACTTTTATGGAGCGTAGCGGAATAAAAGTTTGGTAGCACCCCCACGTAGAATAGTATGGTGGAGTTGATATTATTTGAAGGCAGATATTTCATATTTAAGAGAATTGAGTTTGCAGTTTAGAAATGCAATCATAAAGCATGGAATAAAGAAGCTCCCGATTTCATTTCATGAGTTTCCTAGGGGGTTCTTGCGGTGATGCGTCACTTCTTTTGGGAAAATATCTTGATGAAATGGGTCTTGGGCAATTTGATTATGTATGCGGTGAGTTAGGAAGACAAAGTCATGCTTGGCTTGAGAAGGATGGGGTTATTGTTGATATCACTGCTGACCAGTTTGACGATGTAACTGCTGAGGTAATTATTGCAGATAATAGCGGTTTTCATAAAAAATTCGAGGAAGATTTCAGGCATTCCTATATTGATAGCTTCGGTAATGGTGATTTCGTTGATATTGAACTATTGCCAGCTTATTATAAAATTATTAAATTCTTAGATGATAAATATAAACCGATTTATAAATAATGTAATTTTATTGTCCGTAAGAGGGACTCAAAGCCAGCGAAGCTGGCATTGAGTGGAAAAAGAAAAAATATATGTAGGTAAATAAAACTGTCTATTCTAAATGGAGTAGGCAGTTTTTTTATATAAAAAATATTAAAATGGAGGTCAGAACTATGAAGTTAGTTTTTATTACGGACAATAATTTAAAGAATGACCCATATACTACAAGCAAAATAATTGCTGAATATGGTGGGCAAGAACACAGAGCAGTGAGACAATTAATCAGAACACATGAGAAATCATTAAGAGAATTTGGTAAGGTTTCGACATTTGAAATGCAGAAACCTGAAAATGAACTCGGTGGTAGACCAGAAAAGTATTACAAGCTGAATGAGGAACAGGCAACTTTTCTTATTACACTTATGAAAAATACTCCGCAAGTTGTTCTATTCAAAAAGGAACTGGTCAAACAATTCTTTACTATGAGACAGGAACTTGAAAAACGCAGATTGGAAAGAGAAACTGAATTGAAGAGTAGAAAAGAGTTGACTGAAAAAATAAAATTTCATCTTGGAAATGATAATTTCAAATTTATAGCATTTACTCAGATGATATATAAGGTTTTATTCGGGAAGGATGCACAGGGTCTCAGAGATACTTTTGGTATAAACGATAAGAAAAAGACACCAAAGGATTTTATGTCTTCACAAGATGTGGAGAAAATTAGAAAAGCAGAAGATAAAGCATTAACCATGCTTGAACTAGGATATGATTACCAGCAAGTCAGAGAACAGCTGGATAAAATATTCAATGAAAAAAATATTGCATAAGGGATGCCTGATGGTGTCCCTTATTTTTATGGAAGGAGAATGTTATGGAATTTAGGAAAATTAAAATATCAGATTTAAAACACGCAGAATATAACCCGAGAGTTGACTTGAAGCCTGGAGATAAAGAATTCGAGAAAATAAAGAGCAGCATTACTGAATTCGGATATTGTGAGCCGATTATAGTAAATAGTGATATGACCATTATTGGCGGTCATCAGAGGAGTAAGGTTCTGAAAGAACTGGGATATGATGAAATAGACTGTGTGGTAATTGAGGTTGATAAGACTAAAGAGAAAGCTTTGAATATTGCTCTGAATAAAATTACAGGCGAATGGGATCTGTCAGCACTGGCTTATTTGCTGGATGAATTAAAAACTGAGAATTATAATATTGAGCTTACTGGTGTTGATTTTGCTGAGGCAGAAAAACTATGGGATGAATATATGCCAAAAGATGAACAGCAGGAGGAAGAAGAAATTCCTGAAGTGCCAGAAGAACCAGTTGTTCAATCAGGAGATATTATCCTGCTTGGCAAACATAGACTGATATGTGGTGATGCCACAAAGGCTGAAGATTTAAAGAAACTCATGGATGGGAAAAAGGCAAAACTTACGGTAACAGACCCTCCATATGGAATAGCTTATGTAGGGAAAACGGAAGATGCGTTGACAATACAAAATGATAACTTGAGTGATGAAGAATTTTATAATTTCCTGCTTAATGCGTTTAAGAGAGTTTATGAAATATCCGATGACGGAGCAAGTATATATGTATTTCATGCAGATGCTAAAGGATTGATATTTAGGAAAGCATTTGTTGATTCTGGCTTTAAGCATTCTCAATGTTGCATATGGGTAAAGAATACCTTTGTCATGGGAAGACAGCCGTATCAGTGGCAACATGAGCCTGCACTATTCGGTTGGAAACCAACAGGTTCTCATTATTGGAATGGTGACAGAAAGCAGAGTACCATCTGGAACTTTGATAAACCGAGGGTAAATGATGTGCATCCTACAATGAAGCCGATTCCACTGATTGAGTACATAATAAAAAATTCCAGTAAATATGGTGATATTATTGTAGATACATTTCTTGGCAGTGGAACTACATTAATTGCTGCCGATAAGACAGATAGGATTTGTTATGGCTCTGAACTTGACCCGAAATATTGTCAGGTTATTATTGAACGTTGGATAAATTATAAGGATGGAATCAACGGTGATGATGTAATTATTGAAAGAGACAGGCAGCAATATAAATACTCGGACTTAAAGCGTGAGCAAGTAGCGGTCTCATAAAGTGAGCAATAATAAATTCTCATCTTATATGACAGATTCCTGCTCATTTTATTTTACCGAAAGCCCCTCATTATACTTGATTTAATGTGCTTTCTGAGTGATTAATGTAGTACACCAAAATCATGAAATGGAGGGTTTTTATTATGGAGAGAAAAGAAATCATTAAGGCTTTAGGGGAACACTTTGGGGTAGAGTCAAAGTATATGGGAGTACCGAGTTTTGCTTATCAGGTTCAAACAACAAATGAAACTTACACAATTGACAGAGCAGGAAAGATAACAACTTCTGAAGGGATTGAAGTGGAACTTGAAAGCATATTAAACGGAGGTAAGGTGGAAGAGACAAGTGAACCCACTGCCGAGACAATAAGCATTGAGGTTGCAGTTCCGATGGAAGGTCATACTGGAAGCACTTTAAAAAATCTGGTGAATATGGTTTATAGCAAACAGGCACTTATAAAAAAATCACTCGGAATTACTGGCAATATTATCGAAACTGAATTTTGTAAAGGCATCAATGAAGGTAAAATTGAATCACTGGATGATTTCAGGGTAGCCATTGAGAGTGTTGGAGAGAAACATTGTCCAGGGATTGCTTTTGATTTTAATAATAGCACCGTTACTTTTAAGTTTTTGGAAGGAGAAGCAAGTCCTGAAAAGGTTCAAGCTTATACTCAACTGGTAGCACTATTGAATCAAAATGCTAAAACCTTAAAGCATGCTTTAGCTAAGTCAAAGGATACAGATAACGATAAGTTTACCTTCCGAGTTTTTCTTATAAGGCTCGGCATGGTAGGGGATGAATACAAGGTTGCAAGGAAAGTGCTGCTGGAGAACCTTGGAGGAAACTCGGCTTTCCGAAGCGGTAAAAAGCCTGAAAAGAATATAATTGCAGATGCTGAATAGCTTATCCTTTCCGAATATATCGCTTCACGTTGGCTTGTGGGGCGATATTTTTATATTGTTGCGGTAAATGACCGATATGGGAAGGTAAAAGGCTTATAGAAAAAGTTATCAATTTCAACTTTACTTTCATCGGCAGTAGAGCTAATGTACTACCTAACCAAAAAGTGAAAGGGGAATGTTGAATATGCAAACTGAAATCTTAATACGGGAAACCTTGAGAGGACTACTGGCTACGGCAATTGAAAAGGTCTGTGTGCTGGGAGAAGAAGATGCTCAGGAGGATTTGAAAAGGCTGAGGGAAGTTTATGATGACTTGGTATTGTTCTGGGGACTGGAAGAAGGAGTGATTGATGAGTTTGATGAAAAGGTTGGAATATTGAAGTAAGGATAGGCTGAGAAATCAGCCTTTTTCCAATTTGAAGGAGGTGAGAACATGGGTGGTAGCAGAAAAGGAATTCCGAATAAAACAAGCCGATATGATTCGGACATATTACCAAGACTGTCTGACATAAAGGAATGGCTGATGCAGGGAGATACCGTAAGGGAGATTTGTAAGAAACTTGCTATTTCCCCCGACTCTTGGTATCGTTATTGTAAAGAGCATGAAACACTCTCTGAACTTGTAACTATGGGCAGGAGCGTGTTATGTAATGAAGTTGAAAAATCATTATTGAAGCTTTGTACTGGGTATGAATATGAAGAACTCAAGACCATTGTTGAAGAGGATAAAAATGGGAAAAAGAGAACCAAGATTGAAAAGATAAAGCGACACCAGCCACCATCGGCTCAAGCCATATCATTCTTCTTAAGAAATCGTATGCCAGAGGAATGGTCGGATAAGAAGGAGCTTATATTGGATACGAGCCAAAATGAAGAGGCGAGGAAGCAGTTGTTCCTGCAAATGGTGAATGGCGAGATGGATGCAGATACAGAAGAGAATGATGCCGATTGCAAAGAGGAGCAGCAAAGACAAGTTGAAGAAGATATGCAATAATCTTATGTCGTCAGTTTTTACCGAGATAAATGCCGATTTTATATAAAAGAATGCCCTGAAAAAGCCTGATTACAATGCATAATTAGGGTTATGTATTCAGTTGACTTAGGGGCAGTACAGAGGTAACATGGACACACCAAATGAAGGAAGGGTGTGTCTATATGCTTGATTTAAGCGGTTTTGAAGTATATTTAAAGAGCCAAGAACGCAGTAAGAATACGAATAGCTGCTATATTCGGGACAGTAAGGCTTTTATTGAATGGTATGGCAGCAGGACGGATTGTGGTCTTGATAAACTAATTGAACTGGATGTAATTGAATATAAGAAGCACTTACTTAGCACCAGCGAATCGGTGGTTACAGCTAATAGGAAGATTGCCAGCATCAATGCCTTTTGCAAATGGCTCTATGAAAGCGGAACAACTCCTGAAGAAGTTTCGATTAAAGCAGTAAAGAATCGGGATGCTCGCCAATATAAAGGCTTGCAGGAAAGGGACTTGAGGAGACTACGAGCCGAGATACACAGAAACAGGAATAAAATGCATATCTGCATCATTGAAATACTGCTTGGCACAGGACTTCGGGTAAGTGAACTTTGCAATATAAAGCTTAAGGATATTGATATATCCGAACGCAAAGGTTCTATAAAGGTTATTGGAAAAGGGAATGTTAACAGAACGCTACCATTAAATAAGGATGTCAGAAAAGCAATCCAAGAATATCTTGCAGTAAGACCAAAGGATGACAGTGACTTCCTATTAATAGGGCAGCGTGGAGCTTTGAAGAGGAATGCTATCAACCTTATTCTTGAGAAGTATGGTAAGAGAGTTTCAGTTGAAGTGACACCGCATAGCTTAAGGCATACGCTTGGATATAAGCTGGTCAAGGAAGGAACAGCAATTACTACCATTCAGCAGATACTCGGTCACGATAACATAATGACCACAAGCCTTTACACAGTCACAACCGAGCAAGATATGAATAATTCCTTAGAAGCACTGGAGTGGTAAGCAAGCCCACTCTTTTTTTATGCACCTTTCCCAATGGGAGGGGTGCTTCTATCTGTAAAATTGCCCCTACAGCAAATGCTGTGAAAATTTTTTTGACAAATTTTTATTTTCATTGATGCTAAACGTCATTATATGATACAATAATATGGTGAATTTTGGGGGTGATTGATTTGTGTAAATCTGCTATCGTCTTTATGGATTACGATAATGTATGGATAACATGTGAAAAGAACTATAATGTAGATGTCTTTGTAAAAAATTTTATTGATAAAATCTACGATTTTATGGGTGAAAAAGGTTATAAAGTAAATGAATTTATAGCCTATGGTAATTATGACAATGGGAAAATGTCAAGAGATAAACATCAAACAAAACTTCAAACTTTAGGTGTACAAACTCGCCATTGTATGAATGGTAAAGACTCTGCTGACATTGCAATAGTATGTGATGCATTAGAAAAATTATTTTTAACATCTACAGATAATGATACATATATTATAGTATCATGTGATAAAGACATTACTCCACTGATTAATAAAATTAAGTCTCAAGGTAAAGAAGTTGTATTAGTAACCTTTGCAGTAAACATTGATTGGGATGTAATGATGAACTATGGCGATTTTCACTTTTGGTTTGAAGAAATTATTGATATACCGTTTACAGAACCAAATCTAAAGCCATTGTTGGATTGTGAAGTCTTTTGTTCGGAGCTAGGTAAAGAGGTCATCAAAAGACAAACAGATATTAATTATTCACTATTTTCAAATGGAATACAAAAAAAATATAAGACATGCGAAAGTGAAATTGATGAATTTAGGGATAAGTTGATTGAAGAAGGTAAAATTGAAATATACAATTATGATTTCAGAGGTAAAACATTCCATGATGGAATAAGACTTATTACTGATGGAAATACTACTAATGGTTCTCAAATTACTGATGAAGTTTAGAAAACAAAAATATCATTTTTTCTTGACGGAGATGCCTTATAGTATTATAATAAAATCAAAGAGAAAACTCTAAAACAAGAAAACTTTATAAAAGAAAACTTTAATGTAGAAAACCTTTAAACGAGAGAGGGTGTAAGAAAAACTTGCATCCTCTCTATTATTATATGGAGAGGTGATGCGATGCAAGCACAACAAGACCATCACCGCCAAAATCTCCTGTTAAAAGAATATCTGAACAAATATTTCTCTCCGAACAAGATAGAAGAACTTGTCGGGGAGTTTTCATTTTCGGAGCTTCGCAGGTTGCTTGGCGAGATGGATATAGAATTTTTTGCCTTGTGTTACTTCCCGAAATACTTTGATAGAAAGTTCGGACAGTTTCATAAGGAGTTATTTGAAGAACTAAAATATATGCTGGACAATAAAGGGTTGATTGAGGCTTTCGGATTGCCAAGAGAACATGGCAAAAGCACAATCAACTCTTTTTTATTTCCGCTGTATTCAACACTATACGGTAAATCCTGCTTTACGTTGATAATATCAGCAACAGAGCAGATTGCACTCCCTTTTCTTGATATGATTAAGGATGAACTTGAAAACAACCAATTATTGATTGAGGACTTCGGCATTTATAAAGGAAACCGTTGGAACAATAATGAAATATGGATTCGTGGCAGAGGCTGTTTGGATGCCTGTATAATGATACGTGGAATTGATGGCTCATTGAGGGGTATCCACTTTAAGCAATATCGTCCCCAGCTTGTTCTTTTAGATGACTTATTAAAAGACGATACAGCAAAGTCGGAAACCAAACGTGAGCAAGTAAAAAGCACATTTACCGATGTAGTAATACCGATTGGAACTAGAGATACAAATATTCTTGTTGTCGGAACTGTGCTCCATGAGGAAGACCTTATGGCTGATTTACTGAAAGGTAAAATTCCAGGAGTGAGAAGTATAAAGAAAGCTTCTATAGTTAATTGGGCAGAAAGGGATGACCTCTGGAGTGAATGGGAAGCAAAATATAATAACCTTCAGGACTTAGATAGAATTGAATCTGCTAAGTCCTTTTTTTATGACCATCAGGAAGAAATGCTGGAAGGAACAGAAATTCTATGGTCTGAATATCTGGATTATTATTATCTTATGTGTAAGAAACAGGCTATGGGAGATAAGTCATTCTATAAGGAAATGCAGAATGATCCACGCAGTACCGATGATTATATTTTCCAGAATATATCCTTTTGGGAGAAGCTGCCTGAATATGAGGAGCTTGAAGTCATTATGTACATTGACCCTGCAATAAAGGCAGGAAAGAGAAATGACTATTCTGCTATCACAATTCTTGGACAGCACAGGAAAACCAATCAAATGTATGTAATTGACGGTTCTATTTATAAGCTTCTGCCTGATGACCTGTTTTCAGTTGTAATAGAAAAATTGCAGTATTACCCTGTTGAAAAAATAGGATTTGAAGCGACACAGGCTCAGAGTTATATGAAGCAGAAATTTGAAGAGCAGCTATGGCAGAATAAAATTTATGCTCCCGTTGAGGAAGTTGTTGCAAAGGGACAGAAGCATGAGAGAATTATTACTTTAGAACCAGATATTAAGAAAGGACATATACTGTTCAATTCTTCCAATGTGGGTTATAATAATCAAGTAAAAGATTATAACAAGGGTGCAAAGCATGATGATGCTCCTGATAGCCTATATGGTGCTGTACAATTGGTAAAGGGAGTACAGAGGATTAGGTTTTTTGACAGGAATTTATTGTTTTAAAGTAAAGTATTTATTGGGGGTCTTGGGTTATGAATACGGTCTTTGTTAGCATACTAACAAGCTTGATTGTGAGTTTAATAACATTCACACTTGGAATGAAATCTGGTAAAAATCAAGCCGACAGGCAACGATTAAAAGAACTATATAAAAATATAACCGTCCATTTTCAAAATCTGAAGAAAGGTCTGGAAAGCCATACTCCAAAAACATGGAGAAGCTTTTCTAATAAATCAGGTAATTCAGACCCCCTTATAAAAAGAATGATAAAAAATGGTGACATAATTGAAATAAATGCAAAGATGTCTAAAAGAGCGGAAGAGACTGAAAAACAGGCACTTGCTTTGGGTTGGAGATTTTATGATATTTATAAGGATTTACATGCTATATCGATTGAAATAATTAAAAAGTATGCAACTATATATCACGAATCTACGGGAAACAATTATTGTACTAAAAAATCTGAGAACAAAATTGGGCGACCTTTTTGGGAATGTGGGTTTGGAATTCTCCTAGATAAAAAGCTAATTGATGAAAAAATATCATATTTAAATGATAGTCCCAACAATGGTTTCAATTTTATTCACACTGAAGACGGTAGGATATTGTACTCGATAACAATTTATCCTGATGACTTAACGGACATTTCCATTAAGGATTTACTCTATGAGATTAATAGTATATCAATTGAAAATATAGAAAATGCAAGTAGTTTATTAAAACAGAAAGTGGAAATATGTAAAGATATTAATAAAATTATCAAAAAGAGTATGAGAAGAGCGAGAGACCCACATACATTCATTGAAACCATTGGGGGTGCTTTCCTAGATATCTTCAAAATCTAATATTTCGATAGCTCTCATTATGAGGGCTATTTTTATGCGTATTTTTAGAAAGGAAGTGATACTTTGCAGATAACCGAAAGTCTTATAAAGCAGTGCTTGACTGAGTTGGAGAGTAACTCAAGTATCAAGCAGAAGTATAAAGATTATTATGAGGGAGACCACAGCATACTTAAGGATTATGACATGCAGGACAGCAGAAGTAACCGAAAGCTTATATTCAACTTCCCTCGTAAGTTTGTAGATAATGAAACAGGCTACCTTCTCGGAAAGCCTGTTAATTTTGTATCCAAAAGCGATGATAAAAGCATCATTGACTGCATTGACAGGAACAGCAGCCATTGGGACAAGGAGCATAATATTTCTCTACGAAAGCAAAGCGAAATTTTCGGTGAGAGCTATGAGTTAAATTATGTCAATACCGATGGAGAATTCTGTGCAACAATTCTGACACCATTGGAGTGCTATGTGTTAGAGGATGGGACAGCTGAAAGGAATGTTCTGCTGGCAATACACAAATTCAAAAGAAGGTTTGATGATATTGAATACCTTGATGTTTATACTGATGCAGAAATACTACATTATAAGCTGGTAGAGGATTCTGAAATTGAACTTGTCGGAAAACACAATCATATATTCGGAAGAGTTCCTGTAATTGTGTGTCCTGCCAACAGCGAACGTAAAAGCGGATTTGAAGATTTGATAAGCCTTTTTGACTCATACAATGCTTTGAATTCGGACTTGGTCAATGAAATCGCCGACCACCGCAATGCTTATCTCATTATTGAAAATGCAAAAATTGAAGAAGAGGATTTGCTCAAGATGAAGCAGATGGGTATCATCCAAGTACCAAAGGGTGGAGCGGTAAAGTGGCTTACAAAAGATATTAATGATTCCTTTGTAAAAAATGAACTTGAGAATATTGAACGTAAAATCTATGACATGATGGATGAAGTAAATTTCAATGAGAACTGGGCATCCAATACATCTTCGCTGGCTCTTAGGAATAAGCTGCTAAACCTTGAAAACAGAGTATCAATGCGACAGGCTTTTATGGAAAAAGTAATCAAAGAAAGGCTGAAGAATCTGTTTATATATATCCGCAAGAAAGAAGGAAAGGTCTTTGATTATAGGGATGTGGCAGTTAAGTTCACCAGAAACCTTCCTACAGACCTTGTTGGACTGGCAGATGTAATTGTAAAACTTAAAGATGTCTGCTCACAGGAAACACTGCTTACATTGCTGCCATTCATTGAGAATCCAGCAGTAGAGTTGCAGAAATATTTAAAGGAAAAGGCTAATTCCGTTGAAGGGAGTGATTTAGAAAAAACATCAATTGAAACCGCAGTAATAAGAAACTAAAAATATGCGTTCTTAGTTCCTTTAGAGTTAAGAGGGCGAAATAATAAGGAGGATTTTTATTATGACATTTGAAGAAGTAAAAGAGTTTTTAGAAAGTGAAGCTGGAAAAGCTTCAGAAGTAACAGCATATTTGCAGGGGTTAAATCCATTGACTGTTGCAAGGGTGCAGGAATATATCGATAAAACGCCTGAAGGAAAATCATGGGCTGATTCTGTAAAGGATAAGCATTTACAGAAAGGACTTGAGACATGGAAAGCAAATAATCTGGAATCACTTCTCAACGATGAAATTAAGAAGAGATTTCCTGAAAAGGATGAAAAGGAACTTGAGGTTGAAAAGCTGAGAGCCGAGATTGAAAAGATGAAGCAGGAAAAGCTGAGAGAAACTCTCACTAATAAAGCCATCAAAATAGCAAATGAGAAGAATCTGCCGATTGAATTGGTGGATTTTTTTATTGGTGCAGATGATCAAGCCACTGTTTCAAATGTTAAGGTTCTGGAGGATACCTTTGGGCAGTACGTACAGAAAATGGTTGAGCAAAGGCTCAAGGGTGATGGCTATGTCCCACCAAAGGATAATGATGGAAGGCAGAGCAACTTAGAAAGTCTGTCTATGGAAGAATATATCAAAGCGAGAAGCAAATAAAAATTGAAAGGATATGGTGATTTATTATGGGAAACACAATTTTAACTCCATCTATTATAGCAAAGGAAGCGTTGATGCAATTAAGAAATAATACGGTAATGGCAAGTCTGGTACATAGGGATTATTCACAGGAATTTGTTGCTGGAGTGGGTAATACAGTTACAATCAGAAAACCAGCTACTTTTGAAGCACAGGAATTCAATAGAAGTACAGGTATTCAAATTCAGGATGCTACTGAAGGTTCTGAATCTGTGGTATTGGATAAGCTTTTGGATGTATCCTTTGAGGTAACATCTGAACAGCTTACTATGGATATAAGGGATTTCAGTGAACAATTGCTGATTCCAGCAATGCAGGGTTTTGCTAACAAAATTGACCAGTATTTATTGGGTCTCTATAATGAGATTCCTTTTAACTTCGGTACAGCAGGAAGCACTCCTTCCGAAATTAGCGATATAACTGGTGCAAGGAAAGTATTAAATGATAATAAAGTACCTTTTGCTAACAGAAATCTTGTTGTTGATACTGCTGCGGAAGATAAATTTCTGCAATTGGCTACATTCCATGAAGCAGATAAAGTAGGTGATGATGGTACTGCATTAAGAGAAGCTTCTCTTGGTAGAAAGTTCGGATTCAATATCTTCATGGATCAGAATGTTAAGAAGCATACCAAGGGTACTTTGACAGGAGACGAAGGGACAATCAAAGTAAAAGGTGCTGTCAGTGCTGGTGCAACTCAAATTGTGATTGACGGTGCAAACCTTACTGGAACCCTTGTCAAAGGTGATGTTATAGCAATTAGCGGTAAATCTTATGTAGTAACCGAAAATGCAACAGCTGCAGCCAACGAAATTGCTGTAAAACTTTATCCTGAAACAACGGAAATTGCAAATGATACAGAAGTTGCTATTGTATCAACACATACAGCAAATCTTGCATTCCATAAAAATGCTTTTGCATTGGTAAGCAGACCGCTGGCATTGCCAAGAGGGTTGAGTTCCGAGCAGAAGGCAATTGTAAACTATGATGGATTTGGTTTAAGAGTTATTTATGATTACAATAGCCAGTACAAGAAGGATGTTATTTCAATTGATATGCTTTGCGGAGTAAAGACTTTAAGTCCAGAACTTGCTTGTAGACTATTGGGATAATAATTAAAACTGGGGGTGTACCGTTTGGTGCATCCCCTTTTAAATTTAAGGATGGTGAGGTTTTTGAAATGTCCATTTTGCAATATTGAATACAATTCTCCCGAAACATTTAATGTCCATATTCAAGGTTGCTACTATAAGGAGTGCCCTATACCAGTACAAACAGACTTTGAATTACTGACGTATCAGGAATTGAAGGATATGGCTCTTTCAAAGGGTATTAAGGCAGGAAGTATGAAAAAGACAGAAATTATCAAAGCACTAAAAGAAACGGAGGTATGATATCATGCTTGAGACCGTAAAAATGTTACTTGGGATAGATGTAGCAGATACATCAAAGGATATGATTTTGAATCACTTTATAAATCAGGCAATAAGACTTGCATTGTCTTATTGCAATGTATACGAATTGTCTGCCGAATATGATGGAGCAGTTGCTGATTTGGCTGTATTTCTTTATAAAAACAAGGATAGTGTCGGCTATAAGCAGAAGACAGAGGGAGAGAGAAGTGTAACATATGAAGGTGGAGGAATTCCAGAGAATATAAAATCAGCATTGCCGCTACCTAAAATTAAGGTCGGGTGTGAGTGATGTTTAATGATACATTAGTAAAAATATATTCAAGCCCTAATTGGCTTTCTTATATTAAATCCATCTATGCAGATTTTCAGCCTTATACCAAAAGCATAGTATTTGAGGATGGCTTCCAAATTGATATCACAAACAGGATATTTTGTGATATTGATAGTTCAATTAATAAAAACAGCTACATGGAAATTGATAATGAAAAGTATAAAGTTATGGATTTGAAGAAATGGGATAATTATTTGGAAGTTTACCTGTACAAGTTAAAAAGGCAGGTGTAGGTTATTATGCAGGATATAGATGAAATGATAGATTTTTTTCTTTATGAAAAAGGTGAATATATCAAAATCAATGGTGTAGACCAAATTGGAATAATAATGGATGCAGTTGACAAACTGACTTATTATGATGATAAGATTATTCGCTGCAAATGCCAGATAAAAACAGGTGATATTGTTGAATATAACAATTTAAAATATATCATTATCAGCCAGATTGATAAGGAAGAAAACTCGTTTAAAGCAAGGATTAGAAAATGCAGCTACAGAATAGCTTTTAACTGGTCTGGTAATATCAAATGGTTCGACTGTATTGAAGAAAGTAAAGTTTTTGATGTTTCAACGGGGACATATATATCTGTAGCTTCAGGGAATATTTATATAACCGTACAGTACAATGCGGATACAAGAAATATCGCTTTGAATAACAGATTCTATGTTACCAACCAACCTTTCAAAATTACTGGCATTGATAAATCTCAAGAAGGACTTATAAAATTTAACTGTGCATTGGATTCTATAAGTACATCCTATGACGATGTTGAAAATAACATAGCTGACAGATGGCGTTATGAAACAGGTCATACCTATACATTAACAATAAATAACGGAGACACAGCAAATGTACTTGTTAACAATGTTTTTCAGTTAAATGTGTCGGCAACTGACAATGGCTCTGCAATTGCTAATCCTGTGATTACCTATACGAGCAGTGATCCTAATGTTGTAAGTGTTGACAACACAGGAAAAGTAATGGGTATTTCGCTTGGGCAGGCTTTGATAACTGCAAAACTTACTTACCATGATACGATTTCAGATTCCATTACAATAACATCAGTAGAGACATTAACGCATAGTTATACAATAAGCATTTCTGGCAGCAGTACTATAAAAATAGGGCAGAGCCAGTCTTATGTAGCACATATTTATGACAATGGTGCGGAAGTTTTTGATAAATCTGTAGTTTGGAGTGTTAGAAATCAAGATGGAACTACTTCCCCAGCTTATTCCACAATTACAGCAAGTACAGGAAATAGTGCCACAATTAAAGCCAATAGTAGCAGTACTTATATTAATAGATATACTGTTCTAAAAGCTACACTGTCAGATGATTCGACAGTATTTAAAGAATTCTCAGTACAATTAAAATCACTATTCTAAATCAATGGCAGGCTTGAGGGCTTGCCTTTATTTTACCACTTTTCTGAAAGGAGCATGTTTATGAGCAAAACACCAAATGTAAAATATTTGCTCAGTGTTCATTATCTCAAGAAGTTGAGAGAAAAGGGGTTCATAACATACGAGCAATATGATGAAATCGATAGATTAAACAGAATTTCATTTTTAAAGGGTCAAGGGCAAAAATCTGCCTAAGACCCTTATTTTAACTTTACTTATTGCCACACTGATTATATCATGTGTGTACCCAAGTGCTATATTTAAAAAAGGAAGGAGATTCTTATGGCAAATGCAATAAAAAAGGTTCAAGTATTACAGCCAATTCAAAGACAGGAGAATTCTGAAAACGCAATAAACACAGCAAAGAGGAGAGTTTGTGCATACTGTAGGGTGAGCACTGATTCCGATGAACAAATGGAGAGCTACAATGCTCAGGTTAGTGAATACAAGAAAAAGATTGCTGAAAATCCAGAGTGGAAATTCGTTGACATATATGCCGATGCTGGAATAAGCGGAACAAATGTTAAGCACAGACTTGCATTTAATAGAATGATTAAAGATTGCCAAAACGGGTTGATAGACCTTGTTATTACAAAGTCCATTTCCAGATTTGCAAGAAATACAGTGGATTGTCTGAAGCATGTAAGGGAATTGAAAAATATTGGAGTTGAAGTATTCTTCGAAAAAGAAAATATATATTCCTTTGACTCAAAAATGGAATTGGTTCTGACCATGCTAAGTTCTATAGCCCAAGAGGAAAGCCGAAATATTTCTGAGAACACAAAATGGGGACTAAGAAAACGCTTCAGGGATGGGGTTACAATTTGCAATACAGAAAGGTTTCTTGGTTATGATAAAGATGAAAATGGCAATCTTGTGATTAATGTGGAGCAAGCTGAAATAGTAAGAAGGATTTTCAGAGAATACCTCGATGGTAAAGGGTATGCTGCCATAGCGAGAGGACTTGAAGCCGATGGAATTAAAACCATAGCTGGTAAATCAAAATGGTGGGATTCCAGCATTAGAGGAATTCTTGAAAATGAAAAGTATTATGGAGAGCTTCTTTTGCAAAAAACTGTGACAGTTGATTACCTGACCAAGAAAAGAGTTGATAATGATAACCTTGAACCAATGTACAGAATTGAAAATAATCACGAGCCGATTATATCGAAGGAAATGTTTGAACTTGTTCAGCAGGAACGAAAGAGACGCTTTGAAATTACAAGGGGCAGAAATGAGGACAGAAGAAAGTATACCAATAAATATGGTTTCAGTGGAAAGTTGTACTGTGAAAAATGCGGAAAAACTTTGAAACGCAGACACTGGAACAGTGGTACTAATTCTCAAAAAATAGTATGGCAGTGTAATAGTTATATAAACGGGAAAAAGAACTGCTCCGAAAAAGCAGTTGACGATTTAACTTTAAAGAGAGCCTTTATCCAACTATACAATGATATGGTTATTGATAAAGGCTCTTTCTTTAAGGTTTTCTTGGAGAATGTAGAAAAAATAATGAGTAAAGATACTATTGGAGCGGATATATCAAAAACCTCAAGTGAAATAACTCAGCTTGAGCAGGATTTAAGCGAATTGGTGCAGCTAAAGATCAGGAAGCAAATAGACGATAAATATTATAATAAGGAATATGGGAAAATTACAACAGAGCTAGAAGGTTTAAACATCAAAAGGGATGAACTTTTAAATAGGAAGCTAAATGATACAAAGCATAAGGAAAAAGTAGAATATATTAAGGAAACAATAGGCAATGGCAGTGAGCCACTTACTGAGTTTGATGATAGTTTATTTGTAGCCCTTATAGATAAGGTAATTATAAAATCACCTAAGCATTTCAATTTTGTATTTGAAAGCGGAATTGAAATGGAGGTACAGATGTAAAGGTGATAAAAAGAATTCAATTAATATAGAGTAGTAAAATATATTTGATATAATTATTTTGAAGGGGTAGGCTAGAAACCAAAATTGATTTTCGGGTTAGCCTATTTTTCTTGTTTTGTTTTCAATAATATAGGTGTTATTTGAAATCTCAAGTTTAAATCAAAGGTGCATATCACATATTTAAATAAAAATCAATAGAAATGTGAAATGAAGTATGATAAAATGAGGTGTGATTAACAAATAATAAAGGAGAAATACAGCATGATGAAAAAGGAAATCTATCTTAAAAATGTGGCTGAAAGTCTTGCATTGCTAAGTAAACAAGTTGAGTTGTTAAATGCTGTAAATCTTTATGATATAAATATTATTGCTGAGGATTTTTTTACGGAATTACTAAATTTAATATTTGGTTATAAACTGAAAAATGTGAATGTTGTAGAAAAGAATGCACCTGCTATTGATTTAATAGATGAAGAGAATAAAATTTCAATTCAAGTAACTTCAGATAATTCTAGTACTAAAATAAAACATACAATTCATGAATATATTGATAATAAGGCATATGAAAAGTATGATAGGTTAATAGTACTAATTTTGACAAGAAAAAAGAAATATTCTAAACCCTTTGATACTAATAATACATTTATATTTAATAAGGAAAGCGATATTTTAGACGTAAAAGATTTGGTTAAATTTGTAAGAGGGTTAGAAATAGAAAAAATAAGATCAATTAACGATTTCTTAGGAAGAGAACTATGTGACAAGGTTTATTCAGTAAAAGAAACTCAAGCTAATGAAATAGATACAATTATAGATTTAATTGAGTACATATCTAAGCATAAGGAAGTTAAAAAGAAAATTGATGTAGAAATTGATCCTGAATATAAAATATTTAAAAGATTTAAGGATTTTGCTGAAAGACTGATATCAGAATATACTACATTGTATACTCTGTATGGCGATTCTATTGTGACAATTAATGAGACTTTAGGAATAGATGAAGCACAAGATATTATAACCATGTTATATTTACAGGATATCAGTATGCAGTTTCTAGATGAAACAAACGATAATCCAATTAAGGCATTAAATAAGCTGGTTGACTATTTTGAAGATAAGCTTAGTGTGAATGGAAAGAAATATGATAGGGCAGCTATTAAGTTCTATCTAGTAAATGAAATGATAAAGTGTAGAGTATTTCCAAATGAAAGGAATGAGTATAATGGTAGCAAATAGTAATAGCGTTAAATCATCTGCAATGTATATTGGTTACCTTATACTTAAGGAACTTAAGGAGAAGAATTCAGAAAAGGTATCCATATATGATGTTTCAAAAGTTCTTAAGAAGAAAGGAATAAGTAGTAGTAGACAATTGGTGTTAGGTCTTTCTTTCCTATACTCTGTTGATATAGTAGAGTTTGAGGAGGCGAATGTATGGATAAAGAAATAAACAGGATTCGCATTAACAAACTATATTCAGAAAATAATATTTTTGATGAAATAGAATTTCATGATGGCGTAAATATTATTCTGGGTGAAAAATATGATAACTCAATAATTAAAGGAAGAAAAACAAATGGTGTAGGAAAATCTATGAGCATTGAATTTTTGGATTTTTGTTTATTGAGTGATTATGAGAAGTGCAGAATTTATAAAATACCTAAAGATGTAGTACCTTTAGAAGAAGAAATAATGTTAGATTTAGAAATTGGGAAAGAGGAAATTACGATAAAGAGAAGCCGAAAAGACTCTGAACAACCAGTCATTATAAGAAATGGGAAAAAAGTTTCTTTTGAAAAATTAGATGACGCACGAAATTACCTGGCAGAATTAATTTTTGCAAAATTAGATGGAAACAGTGTACCGAGTTTTAGAAACTTGTTTTCAATACTTATGAGAGATGAACGTTCGGAATTTACTGACATATTAAAATGTCATGATTTATCAAAGCGTGTCCCAGATGATTTGACAGCTCATTTATTCATACTTGGAATGTCTATTGGGGCTTATAGAAAAAGTGTTAAGACAATTAAGGAAATTGAAAGTATAACAACTGTTATATCAAAAAATAAGAAAGAGTTAACTAATAATGGACAAAAAAAAATAGCTGATGTAAAGGCAGAATTAAATTCACTAGACGATGAATTAGACAAGATGGAAGCTGCTATTGAAAGTTTTAAAAGCAATGAAGCATTTTATTCAATGCAATCAGACCTTTTAGAACTAGAAAAACTACTTGAGCAACTAAGAAAAAAGCAAAAGGCATTAAGGTATGATTATGATAAAATTAAAAGAATGCCTAAGCCTGAAGCAATAGATGACAGTGAGATTGAACTAGTATACAATCAATTTAAGAATGATTTAGGCAGTGCTATTGTTAAGTCTCTCAATGAAGTGGTTGGTTTTAAGAATAAGGTTGAAGAATTTCAACGTATGTTGGTGAACCAGAAAGCAAAAGAATTAGAAATGCAACTGAATGATATTGCAGAGCGAATTAGAATTTTAGATGATGAATATTCGGAAAAAATGAAAATTATTGATAAGAAAGGTATATTAAAGAATTTAAAAGCAAGTTTAAAAATTTATGAAAGCAAAAAGGATTCTTGTGCTCATACAAAGTTTCTTTTCGAGCAGTATGAAAAAAATGAGAAAACAAAGAAAACACTAAAACTGCGTAAAACACAAGAAATACTGGAAATAGATACGATTCTAGAAGAAAAAGAAGCTGTCATAAATAAGTTTATTAATACATTACTCGAGATTCATGAGTCTATTATGGGAAATAAGGAATGCTCATTTACAATTGAGACGATAGATAATGCTAGAAGTAAAATACCAGCTAAAATTAGTATGAGAATATATGATGATGGTAGTAGAAGTGTAAATAGAACTAAAGTATTTATCTATGACATGGCACTGCTATTTAATGAAAATACAAGGTTGAGACATCCATTATTTTTAGTACATGATAATATTTTTGACGTTGATCAAGATACATTAGTTCAATGTCTAAATTACTTAAATAAACAGGAAGAAAAGTATCAGGATTTTCAATATATTTTAACTCTAAATAGAGACAAAATAGAAAATGAAGAACGTATGAAATTAATAAAAATGGATATTGATAACCATAGAGTAGCTACGTATACAAAAGAGAACAAGTTCTTAAAAAAGGACTATCAAGAAGTGTAATAATAGAGTCATCAGATTTGATGGCTTTATTATTTACATATAGCAGTCGACAGCGACCGACCCATGTGGAGACAGTGGTATTGATGTGTGCGTCCAGCGAAGCTGGCAAATGCTAGCAGGTGAAAGTCCTGTAGTGGTAAAGGTAGGGCAGCCACTTAGTCAGTAACCAGCGTATGAA